TTCTTCATCTGTAGGCTCGTCCGTTCCGAGATCTGCGCACCACCAGTCGGGAAATCCCTGCAAACGGGCGCACTCCGTTGGAGTAAGCCTGCGGACTATGTATTCCGGAGAATTCACGGTCGGCGGGTCTTTGTAATCGCTTGCGACAAGCGTATTTGCAAGGTTTTCCTCGGATTCGGTATGGTAGGAATTCTTGCTTGTGCTGTAAACAAGCGTTTCAGAGCCTCCTCCGTACATTCCACCCGCGGCTCGAAGCGCACCGCATTTATCGTTTTCGCTGTACTTCGTATAGCTGTCCTGCGAAAATGCGACAGCATGGCGGTCGGTGGCATTCAACGTGAATGATATATCCTCGTTTACACCGCTGCCTTGAGGACCGTTTTTATCGGCTCTGCCTATCATTGATCCCTGGACGGCTACGACTGCCACGCCGCCTTGGTTTGAATCGGGAGAATTACCGCCCGTATCTATCGTCCGGGAGGTATCTGTTTCATAGCAGTTCTGCCGCGCATTTTTCGTTCCGTCAGATGTGAAACGAACATCAAAACAGCGAGTATCTTCCACGACAAACGGCTGATTATTCCCGCCTGTCCCGTAGGTTGAAGAAACCGTTGGAGCAACGCCGTGCAATTCGGTGTAGCGAGTATCCTGCGAGTGGTTTTCATAGACAGTCGCAGGAACAGTCCCTGCACGGAGTGTAGGTGAAGTTTCATCTTCGTAGCCGATACCTCTCGCTTTTGCCGAGTGTTCCGTGCAAAACCCTGCTGCGGACTCCATCACGCACGGCGGGTGGTGAGCTTCGGCTCGGAGTGTGCAAGTTACTTCCTCCGTTACGTCCATTCTGTTGCCGCCCTGGTCGTTAAGGCAGACTGCGCCTGTCGCTCCAGAGCAACTTTCAGCAGCGGCGGCAGTTCTTTGCCACGCGCGGAAGCTCTCCGCAGAATACCCTGACACGCTTTCTGACTCAAATAATACTTTTCCGGCACATTCGCCATCAAAATCTGCGACAAGGTAGATGCGTTTTCTTCTCTGGGGGACTCCCCAGTATTGCGCATCGAGCACCCTCCATGAGAGGGAGAAACCGTCTGCCAGTATCTCTCCGGCAGCTGTCCATTTCTCACATCGAGGAACAGAAACGCTTTCGTCTTTGACCCGACACAGGCTTTCGAGGACGCAGCGGAAGTCCTCGCCCTTGTTGGATGAGAACGCTCCGGGGACATTTTCCCACACGCAGAATCGTGGGTATTTACCATCAGTCGCACACCTCATTTCCTTTATTATCCGAACGGCTTCATAAAAAAGACTTGAACGAGAACCGTCCAAGCCATTTCTTTTCCCGGCAATGCTCATATCTTGGCAAGGGCTGCCGAATGTTATTATATCTACGGGCGGGAGTTCCGCGCCGTTCAACGCAGACACATCACCGTAATGGTTCATCCGCGGTAACCGCTTTGTGGTAACCCGAACGGCGAACGGCTCTATCTCCGAAGCCCACAACGGTTTTACCCCCGCAAGCATTCCACCGAGCGGAAAACCGCCGCTGCCGTCAAAAAGGCTGCCAAGCGTGAGTTCATTCTTCATTGGTGACCTCCAGTTCGGAATAAGCAATCGTCTTTCCGTCACGAACCACAGACACATTCTCCGCAGAACCGACTTGCTCAATATACCGCTTCACGATAACATCGCAGAACTTTTCGTCAAGCTCAATTGTGTGACAAATGCGGTTCGTCTGCTCACAAGCAATGAGCGTACTGCCCGAGCCGCCGAACGGGTCGAGCACGATACAGTTGCTCATGCTTGAATTCTTTATCGGATATGAAATAAGCGGAATCGGCTTCATTGTTGGGTGGTCGCCGTTCTTCTTCGGTTTGTCAAACTCCCAGATGGTGGTCTGCTTGCGGTCGGAGTACCAATGGTGCTTGCCGTTCTTCTTCCAGCCGAACAGGCACGGCTCATGCTGCCATTGATATGGCGAGCGGCCGAGAACAAGCGACTGCTTCTTCCAGATACACGTTCCAGAAAGGTAAAATCCCGCGTCAGCAAACGCTTTGCGGAAGTTAAGCCCCTCTGTATCTGCATGGAAAACATAGATGCTTGCGTCGTTCGCCATTGCTTTCTCCATGCAGGAGAAAGCGTCAAGCAGAAACTGATAGAATTTCTCGTTTTCAAGATTGTCGTTCTTGATTTTACCCGCCGAACCCTCGTAGTTGACATTGTACGGCGGGTCGGTAACCACAAGATTTGCCTGCTTGCCGTCCATAAGGAACTCGTAAGTTTCTGGTTTTGTGCTGTCACCGCAGACAAGTCTGTGATTTCCGAGCAGCCATAGGTCACCTGCTTTTGTTATGCAAGGTTTTTCCAATTCGCCGTCAACATCGAAATCATCGTCTTTTGTGTCGGAATCATCGTCAAAGAACGCAGCGAGTTCCTTTTCATCAAAGCCCGTCAGCGAAAGGTCGAAATCGTCCGCCTGCAAGGCTTCGATTTCAACTTTCAGCATCTCCTCGTCCCAGCCTGCATCGAGAGCCATTCGGTTATCCGCGATTATGTACGCTTTCTTCTGAGCTGGTGTGAGGTAATCCACAAAAACGCAGGGAACTTCGGAGATGTTCTCGACTTTTGCGGCTAGTATTCTGCCGTGACCGGCGATAACATTGAAGTCCCTGTCGATTATAACGGGATTTATAAACCCGAACTCACGCAGCGAGGAACGCAGCTTGTTCAACTGTTCCGGCGAGTGTGTTCGGGCATTGTTGACGTATGGTACCAGCTTGTCTATCGGAACAAGCTGCATTTCACTGGTCGTGTTCATCTGCCGTTCCTCCTTTTCAGAACCTTGTGCAGACCCTTGCGGGCGTCCGCAATATTGCCTTTTACAGCCTGTCCCTTAATTGTTCGGTATTGCTGTACTGTAAGGTTCGGACGGCTGCCTTTGAGTTCTCTGAAAAATTCGATGGTATCCTTTGACATAGCGTTATCCTTTCCTAGAACGAAGAAGTCTTTCCATAGCGTCGTTCAAATCATCGCCGACAGGCTCGGTGCAGTTCTCCTTGACTATTCCGTAAATTTCATACCAGATGAGATTTGCGTTCTTCTGAAACTGCTGCGACATCTGCACGAACGGCGAAGCAATAACGCCGCCCGTAGTCGGGTGCTTGCCGAGCAAGCCGTAAGTGCTGATTGCCTCCTCGCACTGAATGTATCTTGCGTATGCCTGCGCATAGGCTTCGATGAGCCGCTTGTTTACGAGGTTCTCGCAGCTGCGCTGTTTAAGCCACAGCCAGGTTTCACGGTATATATCGTCAGCGCCGAGCGGAACTCCGTTCTTCTGCCGTGCCGACAGATAGTCGCTTGGCTTTGGCATATCCGAGCCGTTCAGAACAGCACCCTCCGGCAGGTCGACTGCTTCAAGTTCCGCAGTGTCAAGCGTGGGTACATCGTTGCTCATGATTTTTACCGGCAGACCTTTCTGCTTTTTCTCTGCGGCAGGAGCGGGTTTATCTCCGGCGCGAACCCGTCTGCCGCCTCTGTTTGTGCCGTCCTTAGCCATGATTTTCACCTCCGCAGGACAAAAAAAGGACGGTTCGCGCCGTCCGAAAATATATTCATGGTTTAATACCCCGTTTGAACCCCGGTTTTTGCACACGAAGCCCCAGGCCGCTGTCCGCTTGTATTAGTCCCGGAGATTTTGACCGCCCCTACCGGTCGCCGAGGTCGTGGTGTATTTTCGTGTGGCATGACTGACACAGCGACATCAGATTGCTGAACTCACTGTCACCGCCTTGCGATACAGGCTTGATGTGGTGAACCTCATCAGCGGGTGTCAGCTTTCCTTGTTTCAGACACATCTCACACAGTGGGTGCTGACTTATGTATCTGCTGCGAATACGTTTCCACGCTCTTCCGTAATGCTTATTGGTATCGGGACTGCGTTCGTACTTGTTGTAACTGCGCCGTGCCGATTGCTCGTGTTTCTTGCAGTACTGACCGACACACAGGTTCGGGCAGCCGGGAAAGGAACAGGGACGCTTGGGTTTCGTGGGCATTGGGTTCACCTCTTTCAAAAGAAAAGCCCTGCGGAAGTCCGCAAGGCTCTCTGTATATTTGTCTATTGTAAGTATAACATATTATAGAGTGTGTATCAAGATGAATTAGGAGTGAAGTGAGGTGAAGTCTAATGCTGTATTTTCTGAAAATTCAAGACGGCTTTATCGTGTAGCTCCATTACCCACCTTTTTGAGTAATTCATCTTTGCTCCGATATCTCTCCATGAAAGAAACAGCAGATACTTGTACCGTAAAATAACACGCTCGTTTACATTGTCAAGTCTATCAATCACCTCACCGATTTCGCATTTTAATATTGCAAGGTGCTCCTCGTCCTGTCTGATTTCCTTTTCGAGTTCGATGGCTTTCTCGGTAAATCTGACAAACGGTGCTTCACCGCTCCTCGTTCCCGATAAATGCTCCTCAAATCTGCACCCCGAAACACTTGTCGATAAATCACGGTAGCTTTGGAGTTCAGCTCGTTTATCGTTGATTTGCTTGTTAAGAACTGCTGCCTGTTCCAAATACTCCTTTGCTGTCACTTATTTCACCTCCGCCTTGACCGCATCTATCAATGCCGATTGTGTGCGGTCTTTGTTTTTTAGTGCCTTCAATATCTTCTCGTCAATAGTGCCTTTCGCAATGATATGCTGAATAACCACGGTTTCTGCTGTCTGACCTTGCCGCCAGAGCCTTGCGTTTGTCTGCTGATACAGTTCAAGACTCCATGTAAGTCCGAACCACACAAGAGCCGAACCACCGCTTTGTAAATTCAACCCGTGTCCCGCAGAGGCGGGGTGAATAAGTGCTACGGGTATTTCTCCCTTGTTCCAACGGCTAATGCTATCGGCTGTGTCAAGCTTTGTACAAGGAATATGCAAACTTGACAGCCGCTCGGAAATACGCTCCAAATCGTGCCTGAACCAATAAGCCACCAACAGCGGTCTGCCATTCATGCTCTCGATTATATCTTCCAAAGCGTCAAGTTTTCGGCTGTGAATGTTGATTGTATCACCGTTATCATCGTAAATTGCACCATTTGCCATCTGCGACAGCTTGTTTGAAAGACTTGCTGCGTTTGCGGCGGTGATTTCTCCGTCATCAAGGGTGAGAACTAACTCTTCCTTGAGGTCATCATATTTTTCTTGCTCTTTTTCCGAAAGCTGAACCGTGTATTCCGTTGAAATGAGTTCGGGCATTTTTAAGTGGTCGGCAGCTTTCATAGAAATTGTGATGTCGGAGATTTTGTCATATATCCGCTGTTCGGCATCGGGCAGTGGTTTGTAACTGTAAATTATCTGCCCGTTTCGCTTGTCTGGTAAGAAGTGGTTCGTGCGATACTGCCCTATAAACCGCCCGAGCCGCTCTCCCATATCCAGCAGCTTGAACTCTGCGAATAAATCCATAAGTCCGTTGCTTGAGGGAGTTCCCGTAAGCCCAACTATGCGTTTCACCTTTGGTCTGACTTTCATCAAAGCCTTAAAACGCTTTGTGTTATGGTTCTTGAAGGAGGACAGCTCATCAATTACAAGCATATCAAAATCAAAGGGAACACCGCTTTCCTCAACAAGCCAGCCGAGGTTTTCCCGGTTGATGATGTAAATATCCGCGGGTGTTCGGAGTGCTGACAACCTTTCGGTTTCAGTTCCCACCGCCACGGAATAACGCAGCATTCTCAAATGCTCCCATTTCTCAACTTCCTCGCTCCAAGTGGTTCTCGCCACCCGAAGGGGTGCAATCACCAGAACTTTATGTACATCAAAGCTATCGAACAACAGGTCGTTTAATGCCGTCAGCGTTATGCTTGTTTTGCCTAAGCCCATATCAAGGAATATCGCACAAGCGGGAGTATCCTTGATGAACTCTGTTGCATACCGCTGATAGCTATGTGGACTGTATTTCATCAATTATCTCTCCAATCTGTTGAGGGTTGTCCAGTACAAACACCTTGAACCCCAGTCTGCGGAGTAGTCTGTGCCTTGCCAATTGCAGTGGTCTTGGTTTTTCTCCCGATGCTTTGACTTCCACAAAGGCAAACCTGCCATGCGGTAAAAGCAGTAAGCGGTCTGGCATTCCATCGAAGCCGGGAGATACAAACTTCGGACAAATCCCACCATGATTTTTTACTGCCGTTACAAGTTTCTGTTCTATTATTTTTTCTCGCATTCCATTCCTCCTGAAATTCACAAGACACAACTGACACAACAGTTTCGGAAAAATCCTATACGTGCGTATGTGCGTATACACGCTTACGCTATTCTCTATAAAATAGATTTCATTTAATATAGAAATTCTTGTGATACTTGTGTCAGTAGTGCTTGGAAGTGCCTATTTTAAAGGCTTTTTTACTGTTCACAACTTCTGTCAGAAACACAAGAGGACAGAATCACAACCTCTCGTAAATCCTCTGCCTGCCATAGATGGCAAGCTTTCTGATTTTGTCGGTTCTCTGCCAACCGTCCACTTTGGTCATAAGGGCAGCTATCGCATAGGAGTCGGATGGCTTGAGGTCGGATAAGTTTCTGCAAAAGCACTCACTCCAGATCTCCGCATTGCTGACCGACTTTCTCCGCACCGTACCCTTTGCCGCAGTATTATCCGTGAGAAAATTCCTTCTCTCATACAAGTCCATGTGACTCCAGTTATCCGGCAGAAGTGTATTTAAGTATTCCTCAACCATGCCCTGGCGCTCATCGCTTTCCATTGCATCAATCTGTTCGCTCAATGCTTCACTGCTTTCCTGCGAATTCAGATACAAAGGCTCGCCCTGCCCATACAGGTACTTTGCCTCCGCCCACATTTGCAGGACTTCTTCTCTGGTAATATCCCATGATTTACGCTTGCTCTGCCCGGTTACCTTAATCGGCCAAAAGCGGCGGTTGCCTGTAATATCACGGAGGAAACCTGTCTCGGAGTTGGTTGTTCCCACGATAATGCACTGCCTTGGGTGGCTCTCAATCGTTCTGCCATATGAAGGACGGTAAATATCATCAGTACGGCTGACAAAGGCTTTCACTACCTCAACATCTGCTTTTTTGAGTCCTGCCAGTTCTCCCAGTTCCAAAATCCAGTATCCCTGCAGTTTCTCCGCACCGCTCTTATCCTTCATATCCGTCAGATTCAAGCTGTCGGAATAATACTCATTTCCCATCTTTGCAAAAATCGTAGACTTACCGCAGCCCTGCGGACCCACCAATACAACAACCGAATCAAACTTGGTACCCGGCTCGTAAATTCTCGCTACCGCCGCCACAAAGGATTTTCTGGTCGCAGCCTTAACATATCCCGTGTTATTCGCACCAAGGAAATCAATATACAGATTTTCAAGCCTTACCACACCATCCCATTCCGGCAGTGCATCAAGCCAATCACGAAGGGGATTGAAATGCCTGTCCTCAACCACCTTGGTAAAAGCCACATCATGGTTTCGGCTGGAGAAGGTTTCATAACGAATGTCGATGAGTGCCTTCAACTGTGCTGTATCTGCATCCCTCCAGAACTTATTGTCACTGGGTCTTGTCCACGGAATGGCACCTGTAATCTGCACTCTGCCTACCAGTTCATTGAAGGCAATATTTGCAAAATCCGGGTCGTTGTTTAATATCAGCATCAGATTCCACACGCTGTTTTCCAGGCACTTGCTTCTGGGCATATAGCGGAGTTTGGTCTGCCAGTTGGTATCCTCCGAAAAATCATCTGATGCCCTTTGCTTCTTTTCCTCCAGGTCCTGCAGCTTGACTTTGTCCAGTGTCATGGCAAACTCGCACATCTGCTTATATGATTTTTTCTCATCGTCCTCACTGAATTTATGGAGACGGACAAGGTCAAAGGCGTTGCACAGTTTACCGCCTGCAGGGTCAGTTGCATGGTGGCTGTAGGAGAATTTATCATCGTAAATTACAACACCCGCAGAACCCTCGCCGGGGATAAAATCGTATCTTCCGGAGGTATCTGCAGTTGGTTCATATACACCTTGAAGGAACTCATCAATTGCCGTACTGATAGGAAAATAAACACGGTTGAACAGACCGACCACACCGTCTTTTTCAAGCGGGTCTTTCTGCTGTTTTGCATTATGGTCGGCTGCTTTGCTTTCCTTTGGTGTGGTAGGGAGCAGCGAACAATCTCTCCAATTAGGATGCTTCGCAAAAATCGTATCCGGGTCAATCCAGTCACCGTCTATTGTGTCAAAGAGGTATTCTCCATTGGACGGACAAGTCGGCCAGTACATCAACTGATGTGGAGAAAACGAACACGGGTCAAGCATACTGATAAAGCCGTTATCCTGGGCATAATATCTTGCAGCCGCATTGAACTCATCCGGGGACATATCACGGCTGGCTGGAATAATCATTCTCGCCCTCGGATGCTCCGGGGTATGGCTGTGGGTGGTGTAATAGCATCCCTTGTTGGAAATTTTGCTGCCGATGTTCTGCAAAAACTCTGCTTCGATGCTGTCAAGGTCATACACCAACATAGAACGGCACACCACTTTATTTGCCTGTCTGCGGTTATCACGCAAATGTCCGGCAACAAATCCGCCTTTGTCCTTAATATCATCACGCTGACCTTTGGGCAGTTTCGGATATTCCTCTGCCGTTTCCGAAGTATAAATAGGGCTGCGCAGGCGGTCACATAATTCATCAAATCGAATCGTTTTATTCGACCAGAATTTTGCCGTCCTGCCGTTCCCATAGGCAATACTCAAATCACGCATTTTCTGTAACCTCCTTCAAATCACTGCCGAAATATCGCAGTCTGTAATTCTTCCTTTTGGCTCTCCTGATCTCCGCATTCATCCCAGCGGATATGGTTTCTCCAAACACCCATATCTCCGAGCAATGGCTCATCAGCACATTTCCAAAGTGCAGCCCCAGTTCCCGCTCCGTTAAATCGTTGTCGTTAAGGAACTGCGGAAACAGCAAATGCGGAGCAATGGGGATATACCCCTGCTCCACAGCAAATCGACTGTACTTTCGTGCATTTGCAATGTTCCCGGTAATATCTCCGGAAAACGGGGAGCATACATACACAATCGGTCGTACGCTCTTGCCGCTTTTGTTTCTTTTTCGATGGATGTCAGTGCTTCGTAGGTAGTTGGATCAGGATAGCCTTCGCTGTTATACCTGCTCACACCCACAAACCGCACCTCCCATCAGCTTTCTGCTGCAGTTATCGCAAAGGACTGCTGTGCCAAATAGGTCAACATCACCATCTGCAAATACATCTGCAAGGTCGACCTGCACCTCCGAACCGCAATGCGGGCAGCGGCAGAATACATTCTCATCGTTGATTTCAATGGAAACCTCCATCGTATCATTCAGCTGTTCTTTCACATAAAACATCTTATTTTTCCTCCTCTAATTTGGTTTTGTACCATTCAAGATGGCGTTTTCTGTCTTCGTAAGCAGGGAATGCCACGAGCAGACCCACATCAACTTTCTGCAGGATTTCCAGCATCTCAATCTGTTCTTTGGTCAGATACGGTCTGATGCTTTTGCCTTTTTCGATGTTATTGGCAAGTCTGAACTGCTTTGCCGTCATGCCCAAAACAATGCGGTTTAACATATCGCACTCGTTGCTGAAGTGATAAGGCTTCGGTTTGTCATGGAGTAGCTTGATATTTTCGGTCAAAAGCGGGAACTCCTGTCTTGCAGATACCAGTGACTTGATGAATTTTTCCATCTCATTGAAACGCTTGATGTAGAGTTCCTTGAACTGAGCCGCTTTTTTTCCGCGATAGCCCATCGCCAGGAACACAAAGCCGTCTCTCGTCATACAGTAACTTGGCTGCTTTTTCCCTTGGGCATTTCTGTAATAGGACTCCTCAAAGTTTAGGAGTCGGAATTCACTTGAACAATCCAGCTCTCGAATATCCTTAAGAACATTGTCATGACGTTTTTCAAATACCTGCGCCACAAACAGGCTGTCCACTCTTGCGGTGTCATGGGCATCGGCAAAGATGCCGTATTCGTCTTTGGGTATCAATTCTTTCATAAAAATACCGCCTTTCATAAAAGTAGGGTCTTGCCCTCTGATAGTGAAAGGACAAAACCCTGCGTTTTAAGAACCGTATTTTTAATCTTTTTTGTAGAAGCTGCATTCATACCCGTCAGCACGGAGAAGCAGACCCGGAATCCATGCCGGAGTCCTGCCCATCTGCTCACATATGGCATCAAGGGAAACTCCCATACCGCATTCAATAATCAATTCGTCATGCACATGACCGCAGATAAAGCAATGCGACAAGGTTCTCATGGAATGAGCCAAAATATCCCTGCTGATTGCCTGCACGATATTTTCGACAAACTTTGGGCCATAGCTTTCGATGCGTTCCCACTTCTTTGTGCCGCCGACACCTTCATAGGTTACGGACTCACCGCCGAATCGGTTCTCTCCCATGCGAGGTTTTGCATAGGAAAGCTGTCTGCCGGAAGGGAGCTTGATGAAAAGCATACCGCTCTGATAGATAAAACGGATACCATGCGTTTCGGTCGGCACTCTCTTTTTCACAGTTTCCTTGACACATCGGTCAACCTCCCACCAGAACCTTACGATATTTGGATTGGCAGCTCTCCACGAATCCACAAGCGGCTGTAATTCCTCCTCGGAAAGTCCCATATTGAGGGCACCCATCGCCTTCAGAGCACCGACCGAACCGCCGTAGCCAAGAGCCAATTCAGCAATTTTGCCCTTTTGACGGAGATTTCCGTTGACACCATGCTTTTCCACCGGAACACCAAACATGGCTGATGCCGATGCACAATAAATATCCCCGTTATTTGCAAAGACCTCTGTTCGCCAGCTTTCCTTGGCAAGGTACGAAAGCACTCTTGCTTCAATTGCCGAGAAGTCCGCCACCACAAATTTCATGCCCGGTCTTGGCACAAAGGCAGTACGGATAAGCTGTGACAGGGTGTCCGGTATGTCATCGTATAAAAGTTCCATAGCATCATAATTACCGGACTCCACCAATCCTCGTGCCTGTTCCAAATCCGGCATATGGTTCTGAGGCAGATTTTGCAGCTGTATCATTCTGCCTGCCCATCGACCACTGCGATTGGCTCCGTAAAACTGAAACATTCCTCTGGCTCTGCCGTCCATACATACTGCGTTCTGCATTGCCTGGTATTTTTTCACCGAGGACTTGGATAACTGTTGCCTTAATTGCAGAACCTCCGCCAGTTCCTTCGGAGCAGTTTTGACCGCCTGTGCCACTTCCTTTTTGCCAAGGCTGTCCATCTCCAACCCGTTATCCGAAAGCCACTGTTTCATCTGTACCACGGAGTTGGGGTTATCAAGGTCGGTAAGTTCCTGCATTTTTTCTGCCAGTTCCGCCTTGGATTTCGCATCAAAAGCAATGGCATTCTCCACTACCGCCATATCAAGAGCAATCCCTCTGTCATTGATTTCCTGGTCAAGGTGGTACTCATCCCACACAAAATCCGGCACATGGAATTTTTTCAGTTTATCCTGTATGGACATCTCCACTTCTACATCTCTCTTGTTATAGAAAATGAAGGTATTCCATTTCTCCATATCATGCTCCGGCAGATTGCGTGTCCTGCCGCCGTTCACTTTGGTTGGCTTGCAGGGAACACAGAAATAGCGAATGAGGTCTTTGCCTTCCTTCAGCTTCTGTTCTTCCAAGCCTAATACCGTACCGGCTCCCGCAAGAGATAACGGCAGCCCCATGTATGCCGCCCATATCATGGAGCATTTCCACGCAGAGGGGTCAAGGTAATCTCCGACCGTATCCTCGTCAATGCTGTAACTGTGAAAATATGCCGGGTAGTTCCTTTGTAGCCACACCGATAAACAGATTCTCTCGAATGCCGCATTATATGCCCACTTGGTCACGGTATCATCAGTCAGTGCTTCAACAATCTCCATCGGCACGGTATCGCCCTGTGCCAGGTCATAGACCACGACCTCACCGCCATTTACGGATACACCAAATAGCAGGATTTCAAAATTAGGTGACTGGGCATATTTATAGACCCCGCACTTCTGCAAATCCACATCCGAAAAGGTCTCCAAGTCCAGGGACAATGTTTGTATTTTCTCCATATTGTCACTCCTTCATATAAGCAAGGCGGCGAAGAATACACCTCCGCCGCCCGCTGTCATTTACTCTGCCTTATCAGCAGACTGTTCCTTTTTCTTGCGTTTTTTCTCCCTGTGATCCTTGATGGCACACTGGATAAGGAACACCGCATTTGCGATAAACGTCCCAATTACGGCACCAAAGCAGACCGCAAGCATCATACTCTGAATTTCTGTCATTGTCCCGGTACCTCCTTATGCGAGAAAGTCATCTTCGTCCTCAGTTGCAAAATCATCCTCGGCACGGCTCTTACCGCCAAGAGGCTCTCCGTCCTTAATCTTCTGAAGATTATTCAGACCGCAGGCGATACCCTTATTGCCGTTGGAATTGAAGGCATAGAAGTTGATGGATGCACGGCCATATACACCGCTGTACACCTCACTGCGGTCAAGAATCGGCTGACGATCAGCGTCTACGATGCCGGGAGCCGTTGCGCTATTGGCATTGACGAAGTAGCTGTTCGCATAGGCTTCATCATCCGGGCGCTCCAGATCGCCGTCACGAAGCGGAGTCTTGAGTACGGAAAGAGCAGGCACAGTCTTGCCACTGCCTTTCAGCTTACCTTCGCCTTCCTCATAGGCCGCCTGGATTGCCGCCTTAATCTTGTTGACCGTAGCCATATCAGACTTCGGGATGATAAGGCTTACGCTGTACTTGGGTGCGCCGCCATTGATGGACTTCGGGTCCCACACATTTGCATAAGACCAGCGAGTGTTTACTCCTGTGATTACCTTGGTAGGGTTGATGTAATTCTTTGACATATTAGTTGTCCTCCTTAAAATCGTTAGCTGCTGTATTCATTGCCGGACGCTTGTCCGACATAGGTACCAATGTTGGCTTGCCCTGTGGTTTTTCAATAAACCCGGAGAGCAGTTCTTCAAATTTTGTCTTGCCGAGTAGTTTGGTCATTGCGGTAATACCCAGAACCTTGTGTTCAAACGGGTCATATCCTGCGTTCTTAACCGTATCTGCCACGGCTGTTTCATTTACATACTTCCTGTTGGAGCGACCTTCGACAATCTTCCAGTCTTTCCACTGCTTGCCGCTGACCGCCTGCTGCAATGCATATTCCTTGACATCGCCCGCCCAGGATACCAGCGCGTCTGCTTTTGCTAAAATGGTCTCAATCTCATCATCTTCAAGGGTGGAAGGCATTTCAAAATCATAACGGGCAAGTTCCAGGTTGTATTCGGCTCTCTTGCGACACTTGGCTTTGACCTTGCAGAACTGGCAGTGGTCTCCGGCCTTGTATTCTCCTTCTCCCCTGGCTGCAAGCTGTGCGGTCGGAGCAAGCACCTCATCCGCCCATTTCAGAAGTTCTTCCTTGGAAATGGTGTATGTGCTGACACTGTCTCGCCTTGGCTGGAAAATGGTCATGGTCACCGAATCGATATCGTAAATGCTATCGAAAAGCTGTAAGGCCCCCAGTGCGTAACACATCATCTGCGGGTTCTTTTCCGCTTCCACCAAGATGCCGACACCATATTTGAAATCAATGACTGTTAACGTTTCATCTGCCACAGTCACACAGTCCCCGGTGCCGAACCCCTGCGGTACCCACTTGGAAAAATCAAGACGCTGTTCAATCAGAACGATTGGGTCTTTACATTTTTCCTTTGCCACCGCAAGCTGCTCCATCACATACTGAGCATACATATCGGAGCAGTCTGCCATCTCTTCATCAAAGAACGTTAAATTCTCCGTGGGGTCTTTCGACTGATGTCCCAGTGCCGTTTTCAACTTATGTTCGCAAAGACTATGGGCATCCGTACCCTGCATGGCGAACTCACTCGGTGTATCTCCGGCAGTGGAACAGAGGAGCGCCGATGGCGGACATTCCAACCACCTGTGACTGGAAGATGCTGATAAGACTGCGTGTTTATCCGGCATTGCCAAGCACCTCCACTTCAGCAAGCAGTGCCTTATATTCTGCCGGGTTGACCTCAGACAGCTTTTCCACACCGTGCTTATTCAGGATTGATTTGACCTCTGCCGTAAAACCACTGCGGGATTTTTCCGCACACACGGCTCTGACATCTTCCAATGTGAGTGCCTTTTCTTCCGGCTTCGTCTCCTCGGTGGCTTTCTTCTTAGCAGCACTCTTTTTTGCAGGCTGCTTTTCTTCTTCCGCCGAACCGCTGAATAAATCAGCCAAACCTTCCGAAAGACCGACAAGCGTTTCTCCGCACTTGCGAAGCTCCTCAACGAGCATGGACAATTCGTTCACTTTTCCCATTTAGGCTTCCTCCTTCCATATTCACCTTTTCTCTGCCGCTGACTGCAGTAATACGGTCAGCGATTCTTTTTGACACGACACTGATTGCGATAAGCACATCAGATAACTCACGGTCGAGTTCCTGACTGCTGCAGCCGCTCGTGCCTGTTCTGCATCTGGTTGTCATTGTTTGACACCGTCCTTTCCGAGGTGCTTGTTTGCCCCTCTGAGAGTGAAAGGACATACACGGCTGTTTTAAGAACCACTATTTTAGAAAAAATATAAAAACCTGCTCCGCCGAATACTGCTGCGGCGGAACAGGCAGGGAATTATCCCTTATCTAAAGTCTTTCAGTCTGGTATTAAGTTTAAGTAGCACCTTGTGTTTACGCTTATTGACACCCTTCTGGCTCATACCGATGGCCTGTCCGATTTCGGCTTCACTATGGTTTTTGCTGTACATTTCCATAATGGTGCGGTCGATTTCTTCCAGTTCATCCAGTGCCTTGTGAAGCTCATCAATCAGCATTTTCTTCATAACATCCGCTTCAAGGTCGGAGTCGGTATCAGCGACTTCGTACTCGGTTTCCTCGTAAAGTTTGTCCAGGGAAACTGCAGGCTCCTGTCTCTGCTGACGCTTGTCCTCACGCCAAAGAGGGCGCATATATTCGTAATACTGCTCCTCGGTTACAGGAATCATGATTACACGTGCCTTGCGGTTTCCGATTTTCGTCCATACCACATCCGCAGGGTTAATACCGAAATCCTTGATGGTTTCTGCGGTTACTTCCATAGGGATGTAATACTGCTTCTCGCTGTTTGTCTGTAGATTTTCAAATTTGTCCATTGTGTAGACCCTCCTTCGGTCTGAAAACCGAAATGAGGACCCACACTGAACTTCCCGTAATAATTGGCCATAAGAATGAAATCCTCATTTCTTAACTGGCCAACCGTCCCAGTGGGTTGACTGATATTTACTTGTGTCCGTTGCTCTGCTCTGGGCATCGCTGATCAGGCGATGAACATTGAAACGGGGATGTGAAAAACAACTCTTCTGTATATAAGGTTGTGTTGTCCTTCACTGTCTTTAAGTATAGTGAATCCCAAATAGTAATGGAAGATAGTCAAAATACGCATTACTTTTATATTAAAGTAACGCTAACTTCATTGACTTTTTTATATGGATTCTGTATAATTTAAGTGAAGCATATTATTTGCCATTACTATTTCAGGGCAAAAAAATAAAGCCATAGCAAAAGCCATGACTTCTATGCGGAAGAAAGGAGCCGAAAATGCCCCAAATCAAAGAAAATTTTTTTGAAAATATTTTATTTCGGTTCGAAAGCTGTTCCTGTGACTGCGTCACGGATTTAGAGCATATCGCACCGGGAGAAGAACCTATTCGAAAATATAAATTACAGGCCTTGCCTGAGTCAAAACTGCTATTTGCTTATGCAGCTAAAAAGGGATTAGTACGAATCGCACCAAATGGAACAATTGAAGAAGCTAATGTCCTCGGAACACTGATGGCTTTGCCGAGCAAGTCTGTCAAGGAACTTTCCTCATTTATGAAAGAAAACGGTTTTCTATTTCCTGTATCTGCAGGTCGTTATGAAGAAATCGATGCAGGCATTCTGTACAGCATTATGGAACGATTGCGAATGACTGTAGAATTAATGACCGCCGCAAATGAAATACACAAGGATTATCAGAAAATCTTCTTACTGACCATAAATCTGCTATTTGCCGGAGACCTTACTATCAAAACTGATGCAATGGCTCAGACATACTCTACCAAGCACCACTCTTATATCGACCTGCTGCAATCAGCTAACTTGAATGTTTCGTATGAAAGAGAGCATGAAGCATTTAATTCCGATTTCTACACAGTAGCAGATACCATTTATGGAAGCTATCAGCTTCCCATACAAGAATATAACGATATCAAAGGTGGCTATTCCACTAAGCCCGGTTTCAATGACCCTCTCTTCCGAAATATTATGGGACTGTATCTAAATCTCGAAAGTTCCGGTATTGAAAAGAACATCACAGACCTCCTGTTCCATTATTTCCATGAGGTCGGTATGCTTGATTTTAGCAACGGCCTTGCATATTATGAAGAGCCAAATCTTGATGCGTTCACGAAAGAGATGAAGGAGTCCTTAGTGGAAGTTGCCCGGTATATCATTGGTGAAGAAATAAATGCAAACCTGGATGGAATTCATCCCGTATACAACTCTGATACGATGTCTCCATCATGGAAGGTGGATAACTTGCTATGTGCATTGTATTTTTCGATTTTCTATCTGAAACCAGACCTTGAACTATACCGTCCTTGTGATAATCCAAACTGTGGTAAATACTTCTTAGTCAAGACCACATCGACAAAGACAAGGTATTGCAGCACAGAATGTTGCAATCGTGTCACGCAGGCACGATACCGCAAGAAACGCAGAGAGCGAGAAGAAGCATCCAAGTAATAAAAAAAGACCTCTGACCACAGTTTTTTAAACTGTCATCAGAGGTCTATATTTTTATGTACGAGGAGACGGAACAGGGTCTCGACCCAATACCGCTTCAATACATTCGGCTAAGGCCACCTTTTCTTTCAGTGGTTTTCCTGAATAGTGATACATCAGATATCTGGTGTCCATTACGATGCCTTGAATTCTCTCATAGTTTTTTCCATTGCTTCGCCAATCACCAACAGCTTCTCCCACATTTCCAACTATGGAATCAATCTCAAAGTGATTCTTTGCCATGTTGTACGGCATAATAAACGCATTGAATAAGGAATCGTTATCCACTCCCATATGCTGCTCCAAATACTCTCCATAGGTAATTTGCTTATTGATGGAGGATCCGTTTGGCAAATGATCTGGAATACCAGTCCAACCATACTTGTAGCACTTAGCATCAAGCACATAATATTTGCCGTTGTAAATCATAATCGTATCTGGCATCAAAGGGCGTTTCTCTTTATATTTTCCTTTATCTAAAAGCCATCTGGTACGAGGAAAATATCTGTCCTTATCCCTTTCACCAAACGCTCTGTCTATCAACTTTTCCCATACATGGTCAAAATCATCTGTTCCAAAATAAAACTGCTTGTCCGAAGTTTTTTCGTCCATAAATTCGAGCATATCTTTCATGCCCTGGAACAATGCTCTTTTTTTATCATCATTCGTTCCAGCCAGCCTGCTTTGAACAATCGCAATTGATGTTTTGACATCCGGGTGTGGTCCTGGTTCTTCTATTGTATAGGGAACATATAGCCATCCCAGTCGCTTGAAGGCTTCATAAACACAGTATCGGTTTACTTGCGTGATAAGCTTCGTGTCGTTTGGGGTAACGGAACGAACCACAAAATTTGTGTAAATGAATGAACTCACTCCGTTTTTCGACTGTACAAGTGGCATTTGATTCCGCACCGTTCTTGGCCAATCCTGATTTCCCGTTGCTGCCGTTTTATAGGTTGGATCCGTTTCCACATAATACTTTCCGCCAATTGAAAAGAAATATTCTATTACGCTCTTGAAAGCATTAATTGGAAAATCCACGCTTTGTGGGGCAGCAAATCTATTCAATGCCAGCAGGCGGTCATCTTTTGTTGTGAATTCCGAAAGCACCTGTATTAAGTGCTTTATGTCTGTTCTAATTTCAGCATCAGTTTCCGGCAGTTGATATCCAATAGGGAAATAGACCATCGCATTGTCAGAATCCGCTTTAATGCCTACAAACCTGTCACCATCTTCATTTGAATTTACATGACAGTGGTCTGTCAAATCGAACTCCATAACAGATTTTAATGCTGAGTCCAAATCCATACCAAATCACCGCCTTTACTGTTCAGAGTCTCGGAAATCACTGACTACATTTTCCTTGAACATCTTAAATCGGTCAATACCTTGGGCATACATAAATGCACGGATAACCTGCTCTAAGCTCTGATATTCTGTACTTTCAAATACAACTTCACGATTGAATTTGAAGGCATCATCCCACAGGTACTTGATAACTTTCTCTGGAAATTTGCGGTACTGCTTCATTGCTTCACGGATTTCAGCAAGGCGAGTCTTCTCTGTATCTTTTAAAGTACCTGCTGACTCCTTTTTACGCAGTCCATCGTATTCACCATCAGACAAATTGCCCATTCGCTCATCTTTTTTCAGATCTCGCAAATGAACGAAGTATGCTCCAAGTCGCTTATCCTCAGAAGAAGTCATTCTCGCACTGTTACCTACAACAATTCCATTGATAGCTGTACAGAAATTTTTCCACGTAATAGTGGTATCAAGAATTTCAGCATTTGCCAATTCTGGGTCAACATTATCAAAGTTGTTTTCTATCAGACGCATATCCCATCTTCTTTGGAAAGCGGTATCTAATGTAAATACATTCTGGTCAGAGGTATTCATAGTACCAATGATTGACAAGTTAGATGGAATTCGTACTTTTCTCGTAGGGTCACCGTATACAATTCGAGCAATATTGGCATTTGTAATACCATATTCGCTTGTACCAATAGGGAAGCCATCATCGTCAGTCTCGCTAATCTCCACCTTACGGTCAAGTAGCTGGAACACTTCTCCAAAAATTGCAGGTGCATTGCCACGATTGATTTCTTCAATAATAAGAATATATTCGTCTCCAGGATGCATATAAGCATCGCGGAGAATATTTGTAAATGGACCAGCGGTAAATTTATAACTTACCTGTCCATCTTCTGCTACATTCGGTAGAATCTGACCTATAAAATCTGAATAAGTATAATCTGGGTGAAACACTAAACGTTCCACCTTACTGTCCTTCTTGCAGTATTCGTGTTCAATCGTCCAGCTTTTGCCAGAGCCAGGAACGCCATAAAGAAGAACATTGCAGCCCGTTGTTAAACGTTGTGTCTCATACTGTTCTGGAGCAATACCCTCATCCTCCGCATCCATATCTTCCAAACCAATGACCTTGGTTGCAGACAAACGCAAGAACGTATCAACTCGCTTCTGATAACTCTCTAAGTCACCCGTCCTTCTATCCCTTGTTGAAACATTACCATTTGAATATGTGAGGTATGGGTTCATTTCATCAGATAATAAAGACTTCAAAATACGGAGAGAGCCTTTAGCTTCTTTATCACCGCTTATATCAACAGTTTCTTGCGTTTCAAGCACTTTACGATATAGGCTGTTCTGATTAAAAATAACATCCCTATTACCATCCACTAACTTGAAAACAGCACCTTCTGAAAGAGCGGTCAAAATATGCATTAATTGCAATTCACATTCAGGATCCGTATTAATATTGAAGCCAACCCATGACATGAGAACTCTTATATATGCATCATGATTGCTTTCAATTAAGCTATGAATAATATCAGCATTTACAGTATACAATAACTTCTTAGGATAGCGCGTACCACCTGTTCTTTCTGCACTTGCGGCCTTTCCCTCATCGACAAAGCTGACCTTTGCTAATTTCCACACAAGTTCAAAAGCAACAATAAGAGCCTCCATCTGGGATTTGAACAACTGATTTTCATTAATAGTTGCCACCAAAGATTCTGCATCAATTTCATCTTCCTGGCAGATCTCTGACAAGTAGTCGATGACCCATTGGTCTAATTCATCTGTCATAACGATGCCATCACCATTTTGTTGTGAATACACAAGTTCTGCTGGTCTGTCAGCACATTCCCATAACAAAACAGCAAGAGCAATAGTGCTTTTCACATGGGGAAGCGAAGACTTGATTCCCAGTTTCAAATCTAACTCATCATACACAGATATATTATCGGGTCTATTCATGGCTCGATTCCTCCTTTATATCATTCATAATTACTTTTGCAATCGCTGCTGCCAAAAGTGGCGGAACTGCATTTCCCACCTGTTTCATCTGAGAACCTTTATTACCCACGAATCTAAAATCATCTGGGAAGGACTGTATTCTTGCCGCTTCTCTGACAGTAATTGCTCTATCCAAAAATGGATGTGTGAACTTGCCAGAAGACGGGGTGTCAAATCTTGTGGTTATGGTAACCGAAATCTCATCTTTACGCATACGAGTCCACGTTCCACTGTATATGGATTTTGTAAGATGCTCCTTCGGAAGCACTTCTTTTCCTGCATTCGGCGGAATCATTGACAGTCTTTCAAGTGCAAGTGGAGAGTGTTTTGTAGCGATGTGATTATACAATGTTGTGGAATCACCACGTAATAATTTCTGATAGTCGCTTTCCGGAGCATTTCTATATTCCTGCTTATCAGTTCCTTCTCCTGATTGCAGATAAGCTAAATCACTTATCGCATCCCAAATAGTCACCTTTTCATTTTGTGGTTCAGGCAGCTTTGGAGCTACTCCATTTAACTTTCCGATTATTATAGCACGTCTGCGATTCTGCGGTACTCCATAGTCAGATGCATTCAGCACACCATGTTCCAAGGAATACCCCATCTTATTGAAAAGTTCTTCGATTTCTTTGAAAAAGTATCCGCCCTCTGCTGTCAGTAGATTAGGAACATTCTCCATAACGAAATATTTCGGCTTTACCAGTTCTACTACTGCAACATAGTATTTGAACAGAAAGTTTCTCTCATCGTGTATCGTTTTTCGCTGCCCCTTTTGGGAAAAGCCTTGGCAGGGTGGACCTCCGATAACGACATCTATCTTACCTGTATAGGAACCAAATACTTCTTTTAAGTCCAGAGAAGTAATGTCTCCGACGATCATTTTTGTATTCTTATGATTCTCGATGTATGCAGCTGCAATTGATTTATCGTATTCATTTGCAATGAGAACTTCAAATCCCTGCTTTTCAAAACCGAGAGACAATCCTCCTACTCCGGCAAACAAATCAATTACACTTGGTTTCATTTCGTTTCTCCTCTATCCTTGATTTTGCCATATCGAAGTAAGTTTTATCCAACTCAACGCCTATGAAGTTTCGTTCTGTTCGTTTGGCAACCACTCCCGTTGTACCGCTCCCCATAAAAGGGTCAAGTACCCAATCGTCTGGATTGGATAATATCTCAACAAAGTGCTGTATCAGACTTTCAGGCTTTTGTGTTGGGTGTTTTCCATACTTTCGTTCTCCATTCGGAGTTACTGATGTTTCAACAAAATCATGAAACATAGCACCGCCATTATTAAATGTTCCTGTTCTTGTCTTATACGTAAAGTAAACCCATGCTTCTGTAGAATTTACAAAGTGCAAATTCATATTTCTTGGCATAGGATTCGTTTTATGCCATATCCCTGTTGTCTTATAATAGAACCCATGTTTCTCTGCCAGCCTAATAATAGTCTCTACTTTTATGATTGCCATAAAGACTATCATAGTACCACCTTTTTTCATTACCCTTGCTGATGACTTGAAAAAATTGTCCATTGATTTTTCCCAATCGTCAAATTCCATATCATCCCAACCAGCGGATCCAAAAAAATTGTCCCTCATTTTGCTCAGGTTGGTATCTCTGTTTTTCATGAAATTACCGAGATTATATGGAGGATCGGTAACAATTAGGTCAATCGATTTATCTGCTACTTTTTTCATAGCAACGATACAATCATCGTTATATAATTTTATTTCCGACATCGTGAAATTCTTCCTTCCTATGTGGTATCGATGGTTATTCTGCACTTTTCCCGCTGGCAATCCACGCATCCAATTCAGAGCGTTTGAACTTCCATAGTTTTCCCACACGGTGTGCCGGAATATCTGGTTTCTTCTTTATCCAATTGCGCAGAGTTACGGTTTTAATCCCTATGTATTCTGCTGCTTCATCAATACTTATATAATTTTCCTCAATCGCATTACTTTTGCTCATTTTTTCACCTCTGCGGTTTTGGGTATAGACACAAATATACATATTATAGTATAGCACTTCGGATGTAAATTTGCAAGAGGTTTTCTGATATTTTCTTATTGGAAATGATATTTGATGATATTTCTTTATATCATACTGATTCCACTCTTCGGTGTGTACCTCGGAATCTCATATCTATCCACACTGCCATCCAGCCACAGCACCTCAATGCCCCTATCCGGCTTGACCAGAACTCTGTCAATCACGAATGAAAGGTCATCTGCATCGGAAAGCATCTTCCAGGCACTCATGCTTTCAAAGTTCTCTATGTAGCGTTCAATGGCTGCCAGCCTGTCAGCACTGACCGCATCTGCTGCAAATTCCACTATTGCTGTCCGTATGTCCTTTGCCACAATCTTTTTTCTTGCCACATCGTGCAGGACATAAAACAGCAGCTTGTCATAGATATTCGTTGTCTTGCATTTCACGGCCGAATAGCGGTTACGGCACTGCCATACTGAATTATTGTAGGAAGTGGAATGCCACGGTCTGGGGCCAAATGTCGCGCCGCACTTGGCGCATATAATTTTGCTACTAAAGAAACCAATACCGCTGTATCTGCGTTTATTCTCCCTTTTCCTGTTCTTAAAGTTTTCCTGCACAAAATCAAAAAGCCACGGGTCGATAATCGTTGAAAACATAATATTGTGGCAATTCGCCCTCATTCTTCTTGACCTTCTTCGTTAGAAAATCTACCGTAAATTCCTTCTGTAAAAGCATATCGCCTTTGTATTTCTCATTTGAAAGCATCCTGCGAACAGTTGCTGCACTCCACACCTCACAGCCACCGGGAGAAGGTATTCCTGCCGCTGTTAAGGCAATTGCAATTGTGTGCGGTGTTAATCCCTGGAGGAACATTCGAAATATCTTGCACACGATAACTGCTTCTTCACGATTGACAACTATCTCAAATTTCTCTTTTCCCTTATCCAAACCGAGAACTCTTGAGTAGGCAAAGCTGCCTTTGCCATGGGCATATCGTTTTCTGACTGCCCACAGTATGTTCTCCGACATGGAGCGTGATTCTTCCTGTGCCAGTGAGGACATAAGTGTTATGATGAATTCGCCCTTGGAGTCCATAGTCCAGACCTGCTCTTTCTCAAAATACACTCCTATACCTTTGCTTTTTAACTCACGGATTGCTGTCAGCGTATCTACCGTATTTCTTCCAAAGCGTGATATGGACTTGGTCAGCACCATATCAATCTTACCCGCCATACAATCACTCATCAGCTGTTTGAACTGCTCTCGTCTTTTGGTGCTGCAACCGCTGATGCCTTCGTCTGCATAAACACCTACGAACTGCCATCCGGCATGGCTCTTGATGTAATCTGTGTAATATTCCTTCTGTGCCACAATACTGGTCTGCTGTTCTTCCTTGTCCGTAGAAACACGGGCATAGGCAGCAACTCTCTGGATGAGTTTATCCGTTCTTTTAACAGCCGTAAGCTGTGGCAGGTTCTCTATCTTCTTAACAATCTTATCGTTCACCAACCGTCACCCCATCTCCGATTTCTTTTCTGACCTCAACCGACTGAAACGGTGGGTGGTAGTAATCCAGTAATTTATCCCAGACCTTCTGCATTTGTTTTTCTGTAAGTAAGCCATCGTGGTAAAGACAGCCAAGCAGCATCTTTGCCAGACGGTAATCAACTTCATTTTCAAGCATCGAAAAGACCTCCTATTCCGAGTTTGTAACATACATCACTCTGAAAGGTAAAAAAGTCAAGGGGTCTGTGCAAAGACTGGTAGGTCTACACAAATTACAATCGTTACAACATTAAACCTTGCAACGATACCACTTTGCTATCGTTAATACCGTGTGCAAAAACTGCCTGTTTTCACTGCTACCGATGCTGGCATTTTCCTGTTTCCAGGCAAAAAAATAAGACCCTCTCTTACGGGTCATTCTTAAAAATCCTTATTCTATGGGGTTTTCACGCTTGCACCCAATGGTTATCTTGTATCAATCACGCTACTGCTTTCTCGTAAACTCGACAGTTATCAAATGGCTTGAGTATGGATACGATAGTTTTTACGATACTTGACGGAGTATAGAATTCGCCGCCCTTTACACCCTCATGTGCTGCAAACTGTGCAATGCAGTATTCATAGGTGCGACCAAGCAAGTCCTTGCTGTCGTCTGTATCGTCCATATCCATATTGTTGGTAAATATATCTACTACATCGCCCAACACGCGTTTGTCCAAATCGGGATTTGCATAATTTTTCGGAAGAACATTTTTGAGCGATTTATTCTCAGCTTCAATAGCTCTCATGGCGTCGTCGATAACAGCACCTATTTCCGGGGTATGGGCAGCGGCAGAGATTGTACTCCATCGTGCCTGCTCAGGAACGAAGAAAATGTTATCAGCTAGATATGCGTCTTTATCATCTTCAAAACCGTCACCGACTGCTACAAGCTCATTAAACTTGCGCTCAAATGCGCTTGAAATATATCTCAGGAAAATTAATCCAACTATTACTTTTCTGTATTCAGCCGCAGGGATATGTCCCCATAGAACGCAAGCGGCGTCCCAAATCTGTTTTTCAAAGCCGATGTTTGCGTTATTTTTGTCGCTCATCGCCATGTCCTCCTGTTTATATCAAATGCAATGATATGTCATATTTTAGATGTTATTTATTAAATTATATCACAATAGGGGGAAAGAATCAATACATTTTTACAAAAAAGTGTCTATTATTGATTTCATGTATCAATAATAGACACTCGTGATGGTATCTGACTGGTATTTTATGTGGGCATTCTTAAATGTTTAGTTTCTTTTTGCTTACGAATTAGGTTATCAATATAGTTTCCCTCCACAATATCCTCATAAGCCTTAATCAGCTCCTTAACCCTTTTCAGACCATTCTGCTGAATATCAGCATTATCCCCATGAGAACGAAGCTCATGAATTGTATGCTGAAGTTCCTGCGCCTTTTCGTAAATGCTGTCACGCGAGGTCAGCCCAAACTCGCCGATAGTTTGAAGCTGCCCCACAAGGTAGTTCAGATTTGCGTCGTTGGTATAGGAGTAGACCTTTTTCTGAATAGACTTCTTCGGTGTAATATGGAAATCCCGGATAGCAATAGTAGTTTTCAGAATAGCGGCGCAGAACTTTTTCTCAATGTCACAGCTTTTATTCATGCGTTCCTGCACCTTGCGGGTGTAAACGTGCCTGTTCGCAATTCTCTTTTCAAGGCTGGCAGTAAGGTATTCATCGCCGAGAGATTTCAGCCGTACAAACCTTTCAGCAGACTGAGCCTTTACGGCAATGTACTTTCCACGCTTGATTTCGTAACCACGCTCTTTCAGCTTGTCCAACAAATCGTCAATGCTCTCTGATGAATACACCAGCCTGTCTATGTCAAACGCCATTTGTTCACGGATATAGGGCATTTTTTCATACGGCTTGTAATGTGATGAAATAGCATTCGCCGTTTTCATCGCATAGCTTGGAATATACAGCGCAGCATTTTCCTCAACGAACGGAATTTTTGCACGGCGCAGCCCATCGGCAACATATTGCAGCTTATCCTCTGAAAAGAAATCCACAGGGATAAAATCAGCCGCAGCCTGCTTGCTGAGCATGGATATAGTTTCGTTGCGCCTGGTGATTTCAGAACGCAGAAAATCGTTCTGGTTTTTGATGAGAGCAATTTCCTCTGCTGTGTATTCACAATTATCTTTCTTTTTCAGCTCTGTTATGCAGTTTTGGATTATCTGTAAATTCTGCGCCTGATGTGCAAGCACCTTGTATTCTTCAACTGACAAATGTCCACGGTGGATATTCTTATCATCACGGAGCAATCCGTGTTTATGTAAGATTTCCTCCATGTAAGAGCGTTCGCTCTCAGACCAGGATGTCCACTCGTTCTGCATTTTGTTGGATGAGGAAAATCCCTGCTCACGCAAAGCACCGCTCATGGAATTTTTGACCGGCAGACCTTTTCGGTTCTTTTTCGTCAGAGGTACGAAATCTATATGTAGGTGCGGTGTACTCTCGTCAAGGTGCATAACCGCATTGAAAACTTTCAGATTCGGATTTCGTTTTTCAAAATCTCGCATATATTCATCAAGCATATCCTGCGCAGTTTCCCAGTTTTCAGAGTTCAATCCGCATTCCTGCATATCTCCGAACTGCACAACTACCTCATAGAACAGCTTTCCTTTTCCAGAATTTTTGATGTGCTCGTAGTAATCGGTAATTTTACGGTCAGCACGGTTCTGTTTACTGTTGTATTCAGCTAAGGAATCGTCAAAAAGCTGATGATAGAAATTCCGCAGGTCAATTTGTGTATATATTATGTTATCGTTTATTCTGGCAGGGTCAACGTTTGCGGCGATAATTTCACGGTTATTGTGTTCGAGAACTCCGCTGTCAACTCTGAAAGAAATAGACATTTTCTGCTCCGACATAAAAGCCCCTTTCGCAATATTTTCAAAAATGCAGAACCGGAATTAAAGCCGAAAATTGCATTTCTGAAAGGAAAAGTTCTGGTTAGATGGTTCGCACAGCGGTTGCTGTCAAAGTTACTTAACTCAATAGTGATATTGACAAGGCACAGCCTCGTCAGTATCACATTTCGTCAGGGAGAGTATACCCTGAAACCCCGATTTTTTCAAAACTGAAAAATAAGCAGATTTTAATTTCTGCGAAAATCGCAAAAATTAGGAAAAGCGAGAATCGCTGAAATGAAAACAGCAGCGGATTTTGCACCGCCACTGTTTTATGGCTTATCCTCTCAGCTGCAAAACAATCTGCTCCATAACCTCATGGTCCACCACCAGCGAGCGAGTTTTCTCCCAGGCAGCTATTTCAACAAAAGTCCTCGGGCGAGGATTTTTTTCAGCATACTGCCTGCTGAGCAGTTCCCACATCTGCAATGCCTCACGGTCAATAAGTAGAGGGATTATCTCCCACCTGCCGTTTGCTTTCAGCGGAGGGATTTCATCGGGGTAGTTCGTTTCCATGAACCGCTGCCAGGCTTCTCCCCAGCGGTCTATTGATGTATTTAGGATTTCTTCGTTCATAGTAGTTTTCCTTTCCAATAATATTTGCGTGACGGTTTGTGACGGCTGTGACAGTTTTTAGATACCGGAGCCACTGTCACCAAAACCGTCACTGCCGTCACGAACTGTCACGGAGCTGATAATGCAGCTCAATTCTGCGACCGTCATGTGTTCGGCTGCATTTGTAGATTATGCCGTACTCATTGAAAAGTCTGCCTGCGTTAACGTTCAGCCTTTTCGTGATTGAGTTTACGGGAATATCTGCGTCTGTTTTCTCAAGAAGCTCGGTTGCAGTTCCTGCCCAATCGGGATTGTCAGCCGTAACGAATTTTGAGATTTTCTCCAGCAGCGGTTCTGGAGGATCCTGCCAGAGTTCTGTTTCTTTTCGCTGAAGCTCCCAATAAAGCGTGTCCTGATTTTTTATGAGTATCAGCTTCTGCTCCTGCTGGTCGCGCCCGGAGATTTCAAGAGTAGCCGTATTGGCCGTGCGCTTGTCTTTATAAAGGATAAACGCACCATCAGCCGCTCCCAGCAGTCCGTTCGTTCCGGAAATCATATCGAAATTATCATCGGACTTCTGTTTGCGTGTGTGATGAACCAGAAGCATACATAAATTGTGACTGTCTGCAAACTCCTTCAGCTTTGAAATTGCCTGATAGTCGTTTCCGTAATTATAGTCGCTGTTGGATTCACGGATTTTTTGCAGCGTATCAATGATTATGAGCTTTACGCTTGAGTGCTCCTGCTGAAAACTGCTGAGCTGCTGTTCAAGAACTCCGTTGATACTGTCAATCTTGGTAGCAAACAGAAGATTGTCGTTTTTCTCGCTGCCGAACATACGATACAGCCGTTTCTGTATTCTTGCGAAATCGTCTTCCAACGCAAAATAGGCAACGTCACATTTGTGGACATTGTATTCCCACATCGGTTTACCCATGCTGACATGATAAGCAAGCTGCGCCATAAGGAAGCTCTTTCCTATCTTTGGCGCGCCAACAAACAGGTAAACTCCCGCATAAAGCAGACCGTCAATAATCGGCTGCCTTGTCTTGTAAACGGTATCAAACAGCTCGCTCAATGTCATGACGTGGATATAATAAGGATCAGCCATTCTGCGCATAATTTCCTGATAATTTATATCTTCGCCCTTGAAATCTTCGGAGTTTTCTGCTATAATGTTACTGTTAGAGGTTTGATTAGACTGCTCCGCACCTATTGCCGTAGGTGCATAAGGCGCAGTCTTTTCATTTTTGTACATCATTCCTCACCGCCTTTTATGCCACCAAGCGTAGCAGTTATGAGGTTGATAGTATCAAGCAGGTCGCTGTTTTCTGCGGTAGATTCGTTCTTTCTCAACTCGTTAAGAACCATTGCAAGTTTATCTTTCAGAGCCTTGTAAACTCTCGGATTTGGCTGAACAATGATTTCCCGTCCGAGGACGCGGTATATTATGTAGTCCTGCTTGGTAAGCCCCGAAAGCTGTACCGCAGTATCAAGCGCAGCGTTTTCCTCCTCTGAGCAGCGGAACGATACGATTTTTCCCCGAAATCGTCCCTTGTGGTCAAGAGATTTAGCAGACATTTTCATCACGCTCCTTTTGTATACTGTTCAGTTTGTTTGCCATTTCCGTCTGCGTGGAGGGGAACATATGAGCGTATCTGTAAGTTATGTCAATACTCTCATGTCCCACACGCTCTGCAATTGCCACAGCGGAGAATCCCATTTCAATCAGCAGTGAAATAGCGCTATGCCGCAAGTTGTGGATTTTAATTCGCTTTACGCCTGCAATTCTGCTTCCTCGTTCCATTTCATGCTTGAGATAATGCTTCGTGATAGGAAACAGACGGTCGCTTTTCTCAAGTTTATAGAACAGTCCTATGTACTCTTGCATTTCCTCGCAGAGAATATCCGGCATTACAATGGTGCGGTTACTTTTCTTGGTTTTCGGCGAGGTTATCACGTCCTCCTTGTGGATTCGCTGATATGACTTGTTAATAGTTACGGTTTTCGCATTGAAATCAAAATCGTCCGGGGTGAGCGCAAGCAGTTCACCCTCGCGGATACCGCACCAATACAGCATTTCAAACGCATAGAATGAAAGCGACTTGTCCATGACCGCCTCGGAAAATTTCTTATATTCCTCCGAGGTCCAGAAGATTATATCCCGGCGTTCTTCCTTACCCATGTTTCCTGCTTTGGCAGCCGGATTTGTGGTGAGTCCGTAATATTTGACCGCATGATTGAAAAGGCAGCTCAGCTGATTGTGTATCGTTTTCAGATATGTAGGAGAGTAAGGCTCTCCCTTGCTGTCGGTTAGCAGCCTTATTTCGTTCTGCCAGTCTATCACGTTTTTGGCGGTTATTTCAGACAGCTTCCTTTTCGCAAAATAGGGAAGTATTTTCTGTTGAATGACCGATTCCTTGCTGAGCCATGTATTTAGCTTCAGGCGGGGCTTTACGTCCTTTTCATAGAGTTTTACGAAGCTCTCAAAGGTCATGTTGGGGTCTGATTTCTTCTGCATAAGGAACTCGCGTTCCCAGTCAAGTGCTTCGTGCTTGGTCTTAAAACCACGCTTCAGCTTTTGCTGTCGTTCGCCTTTCCAGTCAACATAGCGGAACTGAACGTACCAGGAGCCGTTATTCTTGTCCTTGAAAGCTGCCAT